TTTTGTCTGTAATCTTTTCGCATTATTTTTTACCTCCGTTTTTAAAAATTTGTGTACCCTTTATACCATAAATTGACGCCACGACAAGGATCCAAAGATTTGTGAACCATGACGGGAGCGACTGGAAATGCTCAAAGAAGACTTTTATCTTGTCCATAGCTTGCACGTCATCTGAAAAGACTCCATAAGCTAAAACCAAAATTGGGAGTGTCAATATAATTAAAACCGCCTCGTCTTTATAATCTGATTGACGAGCTTCTAGTAATTTTCCTTGGTAAGCTTCCTCACCTCGTGCTTGACGCTCTGCATGTAACAGTTGTGCGTCTGACATTGCTACTTTTGCCTTCTGCTTGTTAGCGTAAATTTTACTTCCTGCAGAAACGGCTAATTTAATTGCCTGAAACCACATAATTAGTACGCTTTAGAATTTCTTTTCTTTTCTGTTAACACTGCACCTTGACCTTGAACTTCTAATTCAGGTTTTCCAGTAGCAATGTAATTTACAGCGTTGTTATAAGTTGTTTTTGATCTAGGATCGATCTCGATTTCTTGATCTGCAACTTTAACTTCCTTAATTTTATCAAGCTTTTGCATTTTTGCTCCTTTTTTTAGTTTTTTCTACGCCTTTTATAACACCTTTATTACGAGATGCATAGAAAACAGTTTCTCCCTTCTTCTTACCATATTGTTTTTTCATAGATTTCATAATTTTTTTACCTTTATCTGTCAATGGCATAATTAATCGTCTATCATTATCTTAGCTTGGTTAACTCCAGTCTTGGCAAGGCTAACTCCAGCTCTTAATTTAGCTAAATCTTCATTCTGTTCTAGCTTTTCATCAAAATTTTCACCTGATTGCATTAATCTTGCTCTTGCAAGGTCTTCTTGAGCTTTATCATTGTCTCTTTTACGTTCATTTTCCATAGCACGTAGGTCAACTTCTCTAGATTTTAGTTTTAACAATGGATCATTGTCGAATTGTGAAGTAATTTTCTTTTCTTCCTTCATAAATTCTTCAGTCATCTCTGCAATTAAGACAGATTTTCTAGCTTCAACTTGATTTGTCATCATTTGAAGCTGTTGTTGTACCATTGGATTCATTGCTGCTTGTTGTTGCATCAACATCATCTCTTGCATTTGTTCTCTAAACTCTAATTGTACTTGTTCTTGAGCCATTAGACTGATGTGTTCTAGAATATTCTTCTGTATCGCACCCATAATCGCAGGATTATTTCTAACCATATTAGTTGACATAAAGTTTAAGTGTGCAGTGATGTGAGCTCTATGGTCTTGACCAGGAAAAGCTTGAAAAGGTTTTCCATTTAAAGCATTTATATGTTCCATACTTGGATCCATTGGTGCATTTGGAGCCGGTGGTGGCAGAACTGCATCTACATTTTTAACACCGATTGCCTCATACATGTTTCTGTAAACTTGATACAAGTTGTGTATCTGTGGATTTGATGTTGCAAGTTGTAATTGTGTTTGTGCAAGAGTCACTCTTTGTGACATTGAGAATATATTTGGATCTGCAACTGGTACAACGTCTATTCTATCATCAAAGTCAGCTTGTTTAATATTTCTCTGTCCACCAACAACATCGTATGGATATTCTGGTGGTAAGTATTGTGAAACAACTTTTGCAAGTAATTTAAACTCATCTTTCATCGCTGCGTAACATCTTTTGTGTATTGCAGACATTACACGTGAGCCACGTTCTAAAAGTGCAACCGTAGTTCCAACTGCAGCGGCTTGATTACCATCACCCACCTGCATATCAGCTATGGATGCAAATCTTTGACCAGCTGACACGACAACACCCATTAATTGTAATAGTGTTGCTGATGGCTCTTTGTATGGTAATGGAAAGAAAGCATCTCTTAGATTTCCACCTGGTGCGTCGACATCCTTAAACTCACCTGGTTGTATTGGAGATGCTTCATCTCTAACCCTAACTCCTCGTTGTTTAAATCCTGCAGGTAAGTTTGATAACGTACCAGCATCCAATAATTGACGGAGAGCAGCTGTTGCAGTTCTACTTAGTCCGCCAATCATGTGGATCAATCCAAAACCATAAAATCCTAAACCTGGAAGAAATTTAAAATGAACAAAATATTGGATTTTATTTTTCTTTAGATCGTTGGGCGCATAATTTCTTCTAATTGCAAGAACTGTTCTACTGCTTTCTTCTACAGTTACTATGTATGGTAATTTAATTCCAGTAGGTCCATCAGGTCCTTGGTCTTCAAAACCTTCTAGATCTAAGTTCACATGACACTCTAACAGAGTATATATTGTTTCTTGTTTACCTGATTTTTTAGTTCCATCTAATTCTTTTTCTTTTTTCTCTACAGAAGTTTGTTCTGTATCACTTGGTGGTGCTAAGTCTACATCTACATAAAAACCATTGACTTGTTGTTTTCTTAATTCATTCTCTGACATTTTAACAACGTGTATAACAGACTCTGCATCATCAATACTTGTTGCAGTGTATGGTACAACTAATTCATCAGCTGGTACAAATTTAGAAACCACTCTACCTAATGGTACATCGTAATAAACTTTTTTAAATGTAGAACCAGCTAATGGTAAATGAAATAACATTGAGTCGAACTCTTCTTCATACTCTTTCATTTGATCCATGATTAAATAATTCATATAATCTTTAACACGTTGTGATTGTGATTCTGTTTGTTGATTTTTAATTCCTATGATCTGTGTTCTTACAGGTCCATCACTTGGTAATAATTCTTTGTAGGCTTGTGCTTGAAATTGTGTTACTGCTTCAGCAAGAACTGGGTGTGTTGCACCACTCGCTCCTTGAAATGGTTCAGTTCTATTTTCATATTTAAAACCTAAAAGATCTAAACCTTCTGTGTAAGATTTCTCCCAATCTTTTCTTGAAGCTTTATAATCCATATAATTATTAACCATGTCTGAACCAATTGGTTCTAAAATATCTTCGGGTAATAAGTCTGCTAAGTTATCAAAATGATTTTCAGTTCCGGGTACATTGATTGCACCTGGTTCAAAGTCTAATGTTACACCACCATCTTCTTCAGGTATAACTTCTATCGGTCCTTTATCATCTATTGGTTCTTGAACACTAACTTCTTCGATTTCCTCTTGCGAAGGAATTTCTAGTTTCGTTCGAGTATTCGGAAGACCTTTGTCTATTTCTGCCATTTAATTTCTCCAGTTTAACGGTTTTAACTTGTTTTAAAGGAATATTCAACCCTTGTGGATTAGGGCCACGTAATGGTGGTATTGTTGTAGTTAGTTTCTTAACCATTACTCACCTAACATTCTAGCTATTCCACCTTTTGCTAAACCATAGGCTTTTACATTTCCACTTGAATCAACTCTACTTGCTGTTCTAGCAATATTTTGAGCTCTAGTAGTTGGAGTGAAACCTCCACCTCCACCACCAGTTCCAGGTTTCGTGGTTGTTGTTCTTTTTGGTTTTGGAGGAGGTGTTATATCTTTTTGTTTTTTTTGTGCATCCTCAAGTGCTTTTTTTCTTTGTGCAAAAATTTGTTGTGATCTCAAAAGGCTTGTTCTATCCATTGCAAAAGGATCTATTGGCACATAACCTTCCATCAATTTATCGTATAACTCTTGACTAGTTGTGCCCGCTGGAGCAAAGGCTCCTTTGAAATTACTTATAGTGTCTTCGTACGCTTGACTAAAAGCTTCTTTTGCAGTTGTGTTTTTATCCAATAATCCTGCAATAAGATCTCCGATTTCTTTTACGGTTCCTAAACCAAAAGATCCTATACCACCTGATAAATAACTAATCGGTCCTAATATAGGATCTGAATAGGCACCTTTTCCTAAAGCTTGAGCCACTAAGTTTGATGCAGCTTGATGTCTGAAATCAGAGGGTTGACCTTTTGGATCATCAAAAGAACCTGGAAAATTAGGTTCTATTTGATCTATACCAGTAAATCTTTCAAATCCCTCTTTACCCTTTTGTATAGCATCAATAGTTTTTTCATTTACCGATTTTATCGCATCGGTGACTGGGGTCTCATAAAGTTTTCTATCTGGTGTTCCATCCTGATAAGCCACACGTCCACCTTTGTTGAATTCTTTTTTAAAATTAAAACCTATACCTTTATCTTTTCTAGCACCAAAGCCTAACTCTCCTCCAAGTATCTCCATAATGCCACCTAGTTCAACATCACTGATACCTGGATCAAGGTTCAAAAATAAATTTTTTGTAATTGGAACCTTCGTTGTTTTAATATTTTTTTCAAGAAACCTTTTAACAACTTCTTTCATAGCTTTGTTAGGGTCACTAGTTTCAAAAGAGCCCAAACCTTTTCTCAAACCAATACGTCCTCCGTCTGCTAAACCAAGCTCTCTCATCTCATTTAAAATTCTTATAATATTAATTTCCTCTGACTCATTAGGATCATAGTCATCACTGAATCTTTTATTAAATATAGCTTTTCTCTCCTTGGAGAAATTTTTAATATATTCATCAGATAGTGCAGACATTAATAATAAATCCTTTTTCGTACTTGTGTTACTTCATCGACATAGTCTTCAGGATGGTTAATTAGACCTCCTTGTCTAAATCGCATGATCGCTTGTGTTGTACTATCTACCAAGTCGTCATGATCGCCATATGGGAATGCTGCACATTCCTCTATGACCTCCTCGGCAAATTTTTGCTCAGGAGCCCATATCATACCACTTTCAAACAAAGGTGCAACTGCATTTACACGTGCATGCTTATCATTGCCTTTTGATGGACTAAAGTTCACGAC